ACTGCATGTCCAACTACTTGGTTTACGTCTACTATTGCATCATGTTCAGGTATTACCTCAGATGCAGGTCCGCCTGAACCTATAAATAGTGGACCTCCTACTTCTTCTTGATAAGCCATATTATTCTCCTTAAGAACTAATTGTATCTACTCTACTTAGCCAACAATCAAATGCATCAGCTGTTCCAGCTTGTGCCTTTAATACATCTCCACTTTGTAATACTACTTTAGAACCACCTTGAACTACTTCAATTGATGAGCTAGCTGGTACACTTACTCCTTTTATTAAGTATCTTGTAGTTGAACCACCTTCAGATACAAATACATCTAGTGTGGCTGTGGTTGTTAAAATATTAGCAAAACGAAGACCTACTACAGCATCATCACTATCAGCTGTAACTATAGTAGTAGCAGAGTTTGTAATTCTCTGTCCATTTGATTCAAAGTCTTGTGCCATTTGTTTACTCCTTAGTTATTATATTATATCATATTTATTAGTATTTGTCAACTCTTTTTTTTTAAAGAGCTATCGCCATAGCTACCGCAAATCCTGCAGATGCTTTAGCATTTAATTGTGTTTGTATATTAGATGTTACACCATCTGTATGGTTAAGTTCTGCTGTTGAAGCTGTTATACCATCCATAGTATTAAGCTCAGATGTACTAGCAGTAACTCCATCTAAGATATTAAGTTCAGTAGTTGTAACTGAAGCACCATCTAGTATTTCTAATTCTGCTTCTGTTATTGCAGCTGAGCCTATAGTAAATCCAGTTGCTGTGACTACTCCTGATACTGTTGCACCAGCAGCAGTTGTTTCTATTTTTTTAGAGTTGTCATGATATAGTTCTACAGCACCATTAGGAACAAACTTAGCCATATCTTCACCACCAGCAGTAAGGTCAATACCACCACCATTTGATGTAATTTTTAAATTACCTGTTCCATTATCATCAATAAAAGAATGATTACCATCATGATAAATTTGTAAATCGTCACTAGCACCAAAACTTAATCTATCATCAAAAGCTCCACCACTATCACCGAATACAATATTTTTTGTATTAACATCTAAATTACCACCAAGTTGTGGTGATGTATCATTAACGACATCAATAGCAGCATCAATGTATGTATTTAATTGAGAAGCATTTACATACTTAGTTGTTCCATTATCATCAACAATAAGTTTATCTGAATCAGCTATAGTAATTGAAGTACCATCTGTTGCACCATCAACTTGAATAGCTGCAGCTGAAACTTTATCTGCAGTAGATATAGTAGCTAATTTACTATCAGCAATAGAACCTGCTAACATTGTATTTGATACTGAACCAGTATCTCCTGTACCTACTAATGTACCAGAAGCTACAGGTAATACTAAAACAGCACTACTACCTGCTGAGTGAGGTTGTGCTTGAAGTGTTTGTGCGTGAGCATTATTAACTTCACAATAAAATTTAACTTTAGATACAACACCTGTACTAGACCTAATATCAATATTACCATCTGTTACTGCAACACCACCTGTACTACCATTACCATCTAATAAAACTTTACCAGAACCATTTGGTAAAAGAGATATATTTGCATTTGATGCAGATACAATGTCATTACCATTAACATTTAAATCTCCACCAAGTTCAGGACTTGTGTCTGCAACAACATCACTTAAACCTCCAACACTACTAAAGATACTTGCAATAGAAACTTTTTTAAGAGCACTAGCAGAGTCATCATGTAAAAGTAAAACATCAGCACTACTATCAATACCACTTGTAATAGCTGTTTGTCCACTAATAACATTAGCATTAACCATTGCAGTTTCTACTGCATTACTTTGAATTGTAGAAGAACCTGTTACATTTCCTGAACCATCAAAACTAGCAGATGTCCAAACAACATCTCCTGTCATTCCAATAGTTCTACCAGTTGCTAAAGCTGTAGCACTAGAAGCAAGATTAACTGTAGTTCCTGCAATAACTGAACTTAAAGCTGTACCATTAACTGTAATTGCGTCTGCTTCTAAAGTTCCATCAATATCAGCATCTCCTGATATATCTAATTCAGTACCAATTAATTTTGCTATTTGTAAATCTTCATGTGATGAACCAAGTTTTAATTCAAACTTAGGACCTGTAGTATTATATGTAAATGTAGCATCGTCACCTGAACCACCTTCAATAGTTATACCAGCTCCGTTAATTACAGCAGATGTACTATTACCTGTATCTAATACAATATTATGGTCATTTAAATTTACAGTAGTTGAGTTTACTGTAGTTGTTGTACCACTGACTGTTAAGTTTCCTGTAACAGTTAAGTTATCATTTACTGTTACTTCAGAAGTTGTATGTCCAATAGATATTGGAACACCTGAAGTAGCTGTACCAATTGTAATACCATTAGATGTATTAGAGTTATCTATGTTTAAAGTAGATGTACTATCTAATGAAATGTTTGAACCATCTACTACTAGTGTTCCGTCAATATCTGTATTATCTAAATTAGAAGTTCCATCTACATCAATATCTCCATCTATATCAGTATTACCTGATATATCTAAAGTAGCTGCATCAAGTTCACCACTAATAGTAATATTTCTACCACCAGTTATATCTTTATTAGAATCAGTTATAATAGCTTTACTAGCAATAACTGTTCCATTAGTTATTCCATCAATAAGATTTATATCAGCAGTACTTGCAGTAACACCATCAAGTATATTTAATTCTGCAGTACTAGCTGTTACTCCATCAAGTTTATTTAACTCTGCAGCTGTAGCTGAAATAGCTGTACCATTAAAATTAATTTCATCTAAATAAGCAACACCATCAATATAAATATCTTTCCATTCTTGAGAAGATGAACCTAAATCAAAACTATTATCAGTATTAGGTATAATACTAGAATTAACATCTGCACCAAAAACTACGTTATCAGTAGCAGCATCTCCTAAAGTTTGTGTACCACCATTAAAAGTTGTATTTCCAGTAACAGTTAAGTTACCACCAACTGCTACATTACCTGTAGTAGTAATAGCATCAATAAATGCATTTTTAAAATAAAGAGAAGAAGTACCAAGGTCAACATCACTGTCTGTAACTGGAGCAATTACTCCATCAGCAATAAATGCTTGTTGAACTGCAGATGAAGAAACATCTACATAGAATTCAATGTGGTCATTTGAAGAGTCAATTAAAATTTTATTAAGAGGAGTAGCTACACCAGCGTCACCTAAAACACCTATGACTGGACCTTCACCAGTTGTTCCATCATGTTTGTGTCCACTTGTATTGACAAAGGCAGCTGCCAATGCATCATATTCATTGTTAAACAATGATGCACTAATAGTATCTCCATCTGTAAATGTGCTTTGTCTTGAGTATGCCGCCATATTTAAATCCTTCCTCCTGGGATATAGTCTACGTAAAATCCTGAAACAGTATAAGAAGAGCCTGTTCCGTTACTAGAAACTCTAAAGTTATTTGTAAATCCACTACCTGTTAAATTTATCTTTTGTTGTGGAAATAAAGTTTGTCCAAAAACCGCTTGTGCAAATACTGCTGTACCAAATACTGCTGGACTTGCTAATGAACCAATAGCTAATTCACTTGGTTGTGGAACGTTGTTATCATCAAAATCATATCTACATAAAACTTTTAAATTATCATTAGAACCTTCTGCTCTAATACTTGTTTTAATATAATATAAAGTTTTACGAACACCAGAATCTCCGTAATCTAAATCTGGTGTTTTATACTCACATGCAATATTACTACCATCAAAACTAGTTCCAGTATCGTGATTGTAAACTCTACCATCTGTAGTTGCATGATAGTAAACTTCGTCGTTGTTCTCATCAAAACCTGAATGTGTTATACGAGCAGGTATTCCCGTAGTTTGACTCCACTCATATAATGGAACACCTTGTGATGATATTTTAAATGTTCCAAGTATTCCTTTTTGTTGTGGGTCTGCTGTACCATTTTTAAAATAAAATAATCTGTATTGACTTTTTTCTCTAATAACCATACTTGAAAAAGTTATAGTAGATAAGTTAGGAAAAATTTCATCTCTAAATACAGGTAAAATTTTTCTACTAATAGAACCTAATTCTATATCATCAATACGAGCTGTACCAGCAATAGTTCTTAAACCATCTGGAGATAAAAATATTAAATCTCCACCAATCTCTTGTATAGTTCTGCCACTTATGCAACCAATGTTTTTAGTTACCGATGACAAAACTGGTGTACCATCTAAACCTGATAATTGATAAATACTATTTTTACAAAATACAATTAATTTGTTACGAAAAGATTTTATTCCAACTATCTGGTCTCCTACATCTACTGTACCTGCAGATGAACCTGTAAAATTTTCTGGTGTTAATCTTGTACTATAAGCAACTTGTTGTGGATTACTTGACTGTCCTGCAACAACTAATCTCTCACTAAATATAGTTACTAGTTCTGGGTCTGTAGGAGCTGACCTATTTAATTCTTTAAATGAAAAAGTATGTACTCCTGCATTTGTAATTTCTATTGTAAGTTCACCAACTTTGTTAATACCGTCTGCTATGTAAAGTTTACCATATTGTTTATTACTTTCATAAACAGCAAACTCACAAAGACTTTGAGAACCTCTTGATATTGCACTTGCACTATTTAATTGAGAAATAGTAGAACCATTCTTTTTTATAGTTTGACTAGATGCACTTGATTGAAAGTTACCATCTGCTGCCATTGAAGTATCATTAGCAATACTTAATACTAAAAATTGTTCACCATTAATTAGTATATCATCACCAACTGCAAACTCTGTTGTAAAAGATGTACCACTTCCTGTTATTGTTGCACTTCCAGAAGTTACTGCAACTGTTCCAGTTTTAGCTTGATAAGTATCTTTATTTACTTGTGTCCATGTAGTACCATCTGCACTATAAAAAATATTACTAGAGGCACAAGCTACTACACCTTTTGCATATCTAAATAATCCTTCTATTTGGTCAGTAGTACCTGTTACTTGACTATTACCAAACTTACTAAATCCACTTATTCGTCGATAACCACCGTGTATAGAAGACTCAAAGTTATTTAATCTTTGTGCTACTCCTGGTGTTCTAAATAACAAGGCTGTGCTAGATACTAAATCTAATCCGCCCTCACAGTTTATTGAAATGCCTTGTTCTGCCATACTTTAAAAAATCTTTTAATTACTTCTTTTTTATTTACCTTAATCCAAGTAGGTGGTAACTTTACATGTTTCTTTTTCTTAGACATAAACACTTCTTCTATCATCCATTGCAACTGGGAATGGTTCAAGAAGTTGTTCTCTCATAGTGCGTAATCCTTTTTGAAACTCTACTTCAGATAATTGTGCTTGAGACATATTATCTTTAAATTGATGTACATAGTATCTAGCTCGTGCTAGTAAAACTGATGTGTATTGTTTTGGAAATACTACTGTATCTCCATGAGCAGTTAATTCTGTAGGTTGTGAATAAGCATAAAAATATACTTTATAAACACCATCAGGTATTGGAGAAAAACCTATCTTATCATTTGCTGGTGCTCTAATAACTCTTCTTGGTATTCCATAAGATTGTGTATCACTTTTATCTTTAGCTTCTTGAACTCCGTACAATCTTTGCCAGTTAGATAATGATATAGGTTGTAGTTTAAATATTTCAAATGGAGCTGTTTTACCAGATACTCCTTCTTCTGTTATAACTATATTATCATAGTCAATAAAACTATATTGATTTAAAAGTGTTTGAGCTGTTCTTAAATCATACCATCTAGTTCCTGCAACAGTATCTATATTTGCATTACCATAATAATCGTTAAGTGGGTCTCCTACAGCTAAAAAATTCCATTTATCTTCTGCATTACATATATCGTAATAAGCTCTATTTATAGTATCTTTAATAAATTTTTGTATACCTAAAGCACTAGTAAAAGTTGAAGAAGTTAATTCAACTTCATTAAGTTCTCTTAGTATAGTATTACATAAATCTAAGTACGTTCTAAACGGAGCAGCCATTTAAATTCCTTTTATGATAAATTAAGTTTTAATTTACTAATAGGCATATCAGGATACATACTAGTATCTCCTTTTGTACCCATTTCACTTTTATCACAATCTCTTCTTAAATCTACTTTACCATATTGTTTTGGATATTTATCTTTTCCATGGTCAACAGAGTTTACATTATTACCTTCCATAACTGATGGTTGGTGTCTTGCAATAACATCTTCGTAATTAATACCGTTTTTAACTTGTCCCATAATATTGTCCTTTTATAAAAAAGCAGGGATGAACTTAATCACCCCTGCAATTTGGTTTAGTCTATAGCGTAGACAGCTTTTATAATAGCGTCATCTCTAAGAACTTGTCTTCCGTAAACATGAAGACCTCTAACGATATCACCAAAACTATTAGTGTCTCTTAAAGTCTCAATATTTAGGATTGACTGAGCAGTAGCCGTAGAAGACATGTGTCCTCCTAAGCATTGGCCAGTTGAGTTTGTACCGCTAACTGCAGGTACATTAGAAGATTTGTATAAAGAAAATCCTCTGATTTGACCAGAAGCTACTAATCCGTTTCTTACACCACCGTCACCTTGGTTAAAGTCAGATGACATTAGTTTTGAATCGGTGTCAGCTAGTTCTTCATAGAACTCTGGTTTTGCAACGAACCACCGTCCTTCTTCAGGAACTTGTGAGTCATCTAAAAGTCTAGCCATTCTAGCCATGATTTTTAAAGGACTTAGCTCAGAACTTCCGTTACCCATATCTAATGGGTCATTAGTTCCAAAGCTAGTTGATACAGCACCATTTCCATCACCCCCTAGGCGATGGTCTGGGCTTGACGTAGACACACCTGCAAACATTGTACTTAGTACTTCTGAATCCATTGTATCTTTTAGTGTATATGCCGCACTTGAAGCACCTACTGATGCGAAGTTGATATGAGAAAGTCTTTCCTCAATGTCATCAACAATAAACTTAAATGAGTTTGCTTTGTCAATAACAAGTGTCAACTCTTGGTCAGTTAGGAACTGAGTTGCCGTAGAAGCTGCACGAGTGTATGCTGCGACAGTGATAGTCGGCTCTTTAATGATATTTACGGTATCACCAAAAGCAGAAATCTCACCTGCATAGTCTGTGTTTGTAATAGCTTCAATTACAGATGATTTTCTAAAGAAGTTTTGAATCTTCTTCGAGAAAATTTCAGGAACGAAAAATTCATTCGTTTGACCCGAGGTACCCGCATTAAAGTTATTATTACTAGCTCCACCAGCGTTTTGAAATACAGCCATAGTATTTCTCCTTTTCTAGTTGAGTTGTTGTTAAAAGTGCAACTACTATCTATAAGTTATTTAATAAGTCGGATTTCCAGAACCGCCATAATTTCTTCTAGGACTATCATTTACGACTCGTCCTTCAGCCATTGCTTCGGTTATAGATTTTTCGTTCTTATCAAATTCGCTTTGAGACATAGCTGCGATTTGTGAACGAGTCCAAATCTTTTTAGAACCATATCCAACTTCTTTACTGTTCTTAATCTGAATCATTTCTGATGCAGGAACTAAGTCGCCTGATATGTCTTTTGATTTTGACTTGCCGACATCCTGTTTGAAAAGGTCAATTGCACGAGAGGCTAACGTCGCATTTGTAGCATTGCTGTATATCCAACCTTTAATTTCTTCTGGTTGACTATCTGCCCATTGATGAAACTCATCCGATTCTCTAATTGTATTAAAGTCTGGATGAAGTCTAGCCAATGTAGATTCAGCTTCTTTTTTAGAAATTTCAGTATTTTTATTCCGAAGAGATTTTATTTCTTCTTTTAAATCTTCCATTTCTTTAGTAGCTTGAGTATGAGCAACTGATTCAACTACATCGTAAACATCTGGATAATTCTTTTTAAACTCTTGAAGTTCTTCTTTACTTTTAGGAGCTTGATACTTAGGTCGATTAGCTCTTAATTGTGCATGAAGTTCTTCTTCTTTTTGTTTAAACGTATTTACCTTATCGTCGTAATGTCGTTTTAAATCGTCATACCTTTTTTTATAGTCTACCTTTTTATAAGGTTGTGCTTCTACTTTAGCTTCTTCTTTTTCTTCTTCCTCATCTTGTACTCGACCTGTGTCAACTACAGTCTTTGGAGAATCTTTTTTATAAGCTATTGTATTAGCATCAGCAAAGGGTTGTTTCGACGCTTCGTCCATAGCATCATAATCAAGATAATTCTTTTTTTGATTATATGGGTTAGCTTCTTGTTGTTCTTCACTTTCCTGAGAAGTAGCTCTTTTTTCGAAAAGAGGGGTCTCATTACTATCAGTCATTTGTTATCACCTTTCTTTGTTATTGTTGGGGTCTTACATTATTGTAAGAGTAGCCGAAAAATAGAGTGCCTTGGTGACGCTCAGGGTAGCTCTATTTGTAAAGCCTACTTATAAGGGTTATTTAATAAACCGCCATAAGCAGCACTCATGATGTCCTCTCTAGAACCTGTTTCCATTTGTTGTTCTTCTTGGACATTCATATCTTTATCATAATCGTCTTCTGCTTTTTTCATCATCTTACGAAGTTTGTCTACACCTATTTGCTTAACTGCTTTAGCTGTAATAACAAACTCACCATCTGATAACATTGCAGGGACTGAGTCTGATGTACCTGTTCCTGGTCCTTCGACTTCGCCTTCACCAGTAAATTCTTCTACTGTTGAAGGGCTACCTCCAGCAGATAAAGCTGCGGATGTTGTTCCAGCTCCATTTCTTAAACTAGCCGCGGCTGTTGCAGCTGTTGCAGTAGTTACCCAAGTTGTTCCGTTATATATTTGACACCCTGCTATATCAGCTGATCCATCATACCCTTTTACAGATAAAGCTGCAGTTTGAGTTCCATTTCCACCACCACCATTATTTGCAAATACCATATTCCCACCAGCAGTCCAATTTGTACCATCGTAATGTTTTGATGTTGTAAGAGAAGGTGGGCTTACACTTGGG